AAAATACCAAGAGAACTGGAGCATATTCTATGAGTAAAACAACAATATTAATAGATGCTGATGTCTTAGCTTTTGAAGCTTCGATCATAGCACAAGAAGGAATACAATGGGAAGAAGAACTTTGGACTGTCCACGCAGATATGGCAGTAGCAAAGGAAAGAGTAACAGCAAGAATAGAACAATTCAAAGACTTGTTAAAAGCTGATGAAGTAGTCTTAGCACTTAGCGACAGAGCAAACTTTAGAAGGAAGCTATTCCCTGACTATAAATCTAACAGAAGGAAAGCAGTACTACCTATCATCTTAAAACCTATGAAGGAATGGATGATCAAGGAACTGGATGCACAACTGTGGGCTAACATAGAAGCTGATGATATATTAAGTATCTTAGCTACTGAAAGACCTAACAGATTAGACAAGCGAGTTATTGTATCTATCGACAAGGACTTCAAAGGAGTGCCAGGAATCTTCTATGATTATAACAAGGAAGAATACCATGAACCTACAGAGGAGGAAGCTGATAACTTTCATTTGTTACAAACCTTGATGGGAGATTCTACAGATGGATTTAGTGGAGTCAAAGGTGTTGGTCCTGTAGCTGCACAGAGATGGTTAGATGAACATGGATATACTTGGGAATCTGTTGTAGCTTTGTACGAGAAGAAAGGACAAACAGAACAAGATGCTTTGATGAATGCTTGGATGGCTAGACTATTGAGAAAGAAAGAATATAATAAAAAACAGAAACATATAACAAAACTATGGACACCAAAGAACTACCAAACTCTGGAAAGAAAGAACATTATTCCTCTGGTGCGAAGCGTGACAGGGATGTTGGACGAGGACGATTCAGCCTTATACCTCCAATCGCCTTACGCTCCCTTGCCAAACGATTCGAAGATGGAGGAAAACTCTACGGAGACAACAACTGGCACAACGGATTCCCACTCAGTAGACTCTACGACAGTATGAGCAGACACTTGTTAGCTATCAACGAAGGAGATGAATCAGAGGATCACGCAGGTGCTATACTGTGGAATGCAAGTGCTTTCCTTTGGACCAAGGATCAAATTAACAAAGGTAACTTACCTGAAGAACTTAATGATTTAAGCTATGATAAGAATGCTTGAAGAAAGTGAACCCTTAAAAGCTGATGGATTTGATAATGCTATTATAGGTGTAGATTATAAACAAGGTAAGTTAGTTTATTCTGTAGAGTTAATACTTGAACAGCTAATGGAAGACAGTGATATGACTCTTGAAGAAGCTATAGAGTACTTTGATTTTAATATAGGTAATGCTTATGTTGGAGAGATGACACCTTTGTTTATATGGAGAAGAGATGATGATGAGTGAAGAAGAAGAACTAATGCCTTTGATAAGCGAGGCTTTACTTAAACGATTAGAGAGTTTATTTCCTGACAAATGTCCTGACTTGACGAACAGTGAAAAAGATGTTTGGTTTAAAAGTGGACAAGTGTCTGTAATTAGATTTTTAAGACAAACTTATAACGAACAACTTCAACAAAACATTTTAACGAAAGACTAACTATGTGTATGTCATCACCCAAGATACCACCTCCTCCTCCACCTATAACACCACCGCCTGATCCTGTTGAAACTGCTAGAGAAACTAAGACTGTAGCACAGATGAAACCTAGAAAGAGAACAAGAGGAACTGCACAGTTAGCTCGTACATCAAGACCTACTATCAGAGGAGCTTCAGGTGGTACTGGTGTTTACATGTCTTCTTAAATAATAACAATATAACTATATAATACTATGCTTCGCACACTCTCAAAAAAGACTCTGCTATCATCTGTCTCAGCGACAGGGGCTGGCAGTTCATTCTCCGTAGAGCGTTCTAAGGGTTGGACCTTTGTCATCGCTTCCTCTTCCGTAACAACAGGAGGTACAGTAGACATTGAAGCCTACATAGGAGGTTCTTGGTATGTTATCCACTCTGAAGATGTAACAGCTGATGGTGCTGTAATGATCAGAGATGATCACGGTCACTACGAACAAATCAGAGGTAATGTATCAGCCAGGACTGATGGAACTTACAGTGTATTTGCAACTGGTACTACTGAGTCCTTGTAATGTCGATTACCTTTACAGATCAGCTAGATAAACCTAGCGAGATAACAGCTATACCTAATCAATTCATAAGACCTATCTTTGGTGCTTTATATGGATTTGATAGTGGTACAGGCAGTGGAATTGCTGCTGGATTTAATATCGATGTCCGCGATACCCATGCAAACATCTTGGCAAGGACAGGAGATGCGGCAGGAGTAATTGCTTACGGAACGGACACTGAAGATATCTATGTTTATGACGGAACTTCTTGGCAATTTTATCAGAACACATAAATAAATCATGACAAGCACACTTTTAACTTGCACATCTTCAACTCGCCCTGCTTCACCTGCGGCTGGAGACACTCTTTTCGAGACAGACACAAACAAGATTATCGTTTATAGCGGATCGGATTGGAAGCTTTACGATTCGGACGGACAGGCAATTAATGATTCTGACATTACTAGTTTAAGTCCACACCTTTGGTTAGACCCCTCCTATTCGTCTTCCTTCTTCACAGATTCAGGCAAAGGAACTGCGGTGACGACGGATGGGGCAAGGGTTGGATGTTTTGCAGATCGTTCGGGCAATGGTTTTGATTTTGTACAAGCTACTTTGGCGAATAAACCCACACTTTGTAAAGAGGCAGGGATAGGACAGGTTTCAAGTTTATGCTACTCGTACACCGATGAGCTAGGTTTTGTAGGTACAACAAGTTCAGAAATTTCAGCAGCGAACATTACAATATTTTGGGTTTGGAGACTATCACCAGAAGGGAATCATTTCTTCTTGCAGGGAACGGCAAATACTAACGAACCTCGTTTACGAATAAACGGTAGTGCTGGAGCATTAAAATACAATTGGAATCCATTTGGTTCAGAAGAAACTTCAGGCACAGGAGGTGTGGCATTTAGTACTAGTGTAGTATCAGATGCTTCAATCCCTGCTCGTCATATTTATTGCCTACGAACAAATTCTACAGCTAACCGCACATATTCCTATCAAAACGGTGGAGCTGATATTGCAGGTTCAACGACTGCACCTACTGGAGTTTATCTTGAAGATACAGAAACTACAAAAATGTTTGCAGGGACTAATAATTTCTATTCTCCGCATTGGTTATTTGAATATATAGTATTTGATTCATCCTTGTCGGACGCAAATGTCAATAAGGTCAATACCTATCTAGGAAATAAGCATGGTATAACTGTGACCGACATAAGCTAATGACTCGACTGATATTATGCACGAAACAGCACAAGGGTTATACAGTAGTTTAGAGAACCAAAGGTGGTCTTTCTTGGATAGAGGTAGAACCTCATCTGAGTTAACGATACCATATGTACTACCACCTGACGGTCATAACTTCGCTACTAAATATTATACACCGTATCAAGGAGTAGGAGCTAGAGGAGTAAATAACTTAGCTTCTAAATTATTATTAGCCTTGTTACCACCTAACGCTCCCTTCTTCCGTCTTGTTATAGACAGGTATGAATTAGATAAAGCAAAGCAGGAACTAGGATCAGAGGGAGCAGAGCAACTACGATCTGACTTAGAGAAAGCATTAGCAGATGTAGAACGAAGTGTATCTCAAGAAGTAGAAGTCGAAGCATTTAGAGTAGGTGTATTTGAAGCGTTAAAGAATTTATTAGTTACAGGGAATACTTTGTTATACTTACCTGATGAGGGAGGTATGAGAGTGTTTAGACTTGATCGCTATGTAGTTAAAAGAGACCCAATGGGTAATGTAACACACATAGCTATTAAAGAAACTGTAGCTCCTATGATGTTACCTGAGTCTGTAAGAGAAGAGGTATATCGTCAAGAGAAAGAAAATACTTGTGACCTTTATACTTCTGTTGTCAGAGAAGACAATGAATTTGTAGTACAACAAGATGTAAAGGGAATAGTCATTGAAGAATCGATAGGTAGATATCCTATTGAGAAGTCACCTTTCTTACCTCTTAGATACACCAGGATAGACGGAGAAGACTACGGTAGAGGGTTTGTAGAGGAGTATATAGGTGATCTTAAATCCCTTGAAGCTTTGACTAAAGCTATCGTAGAAGGCAGTGCAGCAGCAGCTAAGGTATTGTTCATGGTCAATCCTAACGGTACTACAAGAGCTAAGACTTTATCTGAATCTCCTAACGGTGCTATTGTACAAGGGTCAGAAGGAGATGTATCTGTTCTACAACTTAACAAGTTCAATGACTTCAGAACTGCTCAGTCAGTAATGAATGGAATCAGTGATCGTTTATCACAAGCATTCCTTCTTAATAGTGGAGTAGTACGAGATGCAGAACGAGTAACAGCAGAAGAGATAAGAATGTTATCTCAGGAGTTGGAAGCTGCACTTGGTGGTCTTTACTCATTACTTTCTCAAGAGTTTCAAATGCCTGTAGTGACTAGGTTGATGGATAGAATGTCCAAAGAAAAAAGATTACCTAAGTTACCTAAAGACATTGTTAAGCCTACTATTGTTACTGGTGTTGAAGCACTAGGACGAGGTAATGACTTACAAAAGCTTGATCTATTCCTTGCAGGAGCTAATCAAATCGTTGGTCCTCAAGCAGTTGCAGAATATGTTAATGTATCTGACTACTTCAAAAGAAGAGCAACAGCATTAGGTATAGAGACTGAAGGGTTGATCAAGACACAAGAAGAAATTCAACAAGCTATGCAACAAGCTCAGATGATGGAGATGGCACAGAAACTAGGAGCACCAGCGGTAGCACCTGCCATCAACGCAGCACAAGAGCAATACATGGCACAACAACCACAACCTGAAGAGACATAAAAATGGCTGAGTTACACCGAGTAGAGATAAATGAGAAAGCACCACAGGAGATTGACCCAGAGTCAGAAGAAGCTACTGAATCAATACCTGAAGAACAAACGCAAGAGGATAGACCTGATTGGCTACCTGAGAAATTCAAGAGTCCTGAAGACATGGCTAATGCCTATAGTGAACTTGAAAAGAAAATGGGAGCAGGGGCTAACGATGAAGAAGAAACACAAGAAGTTGAAGAAGAACAATCAAATGACAACCAAACGGAAAGTACTGATACTAATGAAGTTATCGTGGATGCTAGTCGTGAGTTCTTTGAGAATGATGGTCAGATTAGTGATGAGACCTATGAGAATCTTGCAAAGATTGGTCTTCCAAAGGAGTTAGTAGATAGCTATGCAGCTGGTCAACAAGCACTTATGCAAAGT